CGAATCAGTTTGCTAAAATCAAACACACTTTCTCCTTTGACTTTTCCGGAGTCAGGAAACACAAAACCCCGCTTGCAGCCAACAAACGGGGTTTTACTTTTATTCACTTAGTTTTTGCCAGTTCGCAGGATTTCGTGCTATCCGCCAGTGTGAGCAAACCGCATTTTTCAGCAAAATATTCTGCTTATCTGTCAATTCCCCAGCACGCCAGCGCGCTCTCCTGGTCACGCCGTGAGACCTGACCGTAGCAGTTGTTTGAGCGAATACGGCAGTCTCTGCCACCGTCCTTAATCCACCAGAGAATCGCCTCGCATGCTCCCCTGCGGTCACCAGCATTAATCCGTCTGTAAAACGTCGACGGGAAACACTTACCGGGGCCAATGTTGTACGGACAGAATGACGCAATCCCCGCTTTCTGGGGTTCGGTCAGTGGCACTCTGATGTTTTTCTCCACCCATGCCAGCGCCTTATCACGTTCAATGGCGTTAACCTGGTCGCATTTTTCCTTCGACAACTTCATGCCCGGGACGACAGGTTTACCATCCACCAGGATGGCACCGCGGCAGATGGTCCAGATACCCGCACCATCACGGTATGCCGTGGTGTGGTTACCTTCTTTTTCGTCAAGAAACTGGTCGAGGATTTCAGGCGCAGACGCCCCTGCACCAATCAGCGCCAGAACGGCAGCCGACAGGCCGTATCTGATTTTTGCGTTCATGGATATTTATCAGGGTTTATCGATTTCAAATCCCTGGATATGCTAAGTCTTCAGGCCAGCGGTGGAGTCTTCAGAGAACCAGTAATTATTCCCGGTAGTTTTCCTCTGTAGGTTATCAACACATCCTGCGCCTCTAAAATGACGGGGCGCTTTTCCGGCAACGGACCATCCCCTTCACATAACCCGGCAGCAACATCCATGAAAAACTGCTTCGCCTGCTTTTTCGCCTCAGCTTCGTAAAACTCCAGCGTGGCACCTTCAGTACGGTCAAGACTAATCGCCACATCTGGCAACAACAGTGACGGATACCCACCAATTTCCAGTGCCACAGTAACAGTAATCTTATCCGGGTAATTATTTATCCCTTTAACAACCAGTTCGTATTTTTTCTTCATCGCTTTACTCTCCCCGCGCCGCCTTACGCTTATCTTCTTTAATCTTGAAATAAAGGTTTGTCAGATACGTCAGCAGGCCAAACAGCAGACTCCCCAGCACACCTATCGCCACCCACTGGGACGGAGAGACTTTGTCCAGCAGCTGCAGTAACCAGTATCCCGTCCCCACCGCTGACGTGGTGTATGACACACCTGTTGTGATTTTTTCCATCTGATGTATGTCTCCGTCACCGCCGACAGAAAATGAAAGTAAAGAAAAACAAAAAAGCCGCCAGTGTCACCCACTGACGGCCAACTCCGGGAGCCGTGATTATGGCATTCAGGCTCTGCTAAAAATGCCAGATAACATTCCGGCCACCCCCTGATTCAGGTTATAAATGACACAATATCTTGACAACACCCGTCACTGTCTGTCAGAAAATATACCGCCAGGCATAAGTATCATGTGAAATCCAACTATCCTTCTGAGCCAGCACCTCTCCACCGAAAGTCAGTGCTGGCTGTTTTTTTCCTTAATAAAGCATCTGTAACTGAAACAATCCGCATATTGATAATATATTGACAGGCATCATTGCTGTCTGTGAAAAATAAGTCTCTACAAACATATAAGGCCTTTTAGCCAGCGTCTTCTTTCAGGTCAGTCGCTGGCTCTTTTTTTATTATGCTGCCGGTGCATTTATCTCCAGCACCAGACTTTCTATCTCAACGCCATACGCTGCATTTTTTGTAACATCCGTCAGCGTCAGCACATTCAGTCCCAGTGTCAGACTGTCTTTTATGACCTGGAATGCCGGGCCAGCCACTCCATTCAGTTTCGGAGTAACCGTGGCACTGCCGGCGGTGAACACCAGCTCCAGCGTCTGCCAGTCGTTACCGTAATCGCCGAACTCCCCCAGCTTCGTGTTTCCGGCTTTCCTGTGATGCATCAGATTCACTCTGCCGTCAGTGGTCTGAGTGAAGTACGACATCAGGAACGGATTACCGGTACCTGTCATCGCCACACCATCAGGAACGGGAGCGTCCGTATACAGATAAATCCCCAGCCCGAACTGATTGTTGGTCAGTGCGCCTGACAGGCGGAACTTACAGGTCAGTCTGCCGCCCTGTGTCAGCAGGGTAATTGCGTCATCCACCGGATGCGTCAGGGACCAGGATTTATTGCTCTGCTTGGCGATCTTAAATACACCACCCGACAACTGAATTCCGCCATCCTTAATGCTCCAGCCCTGCGCAGCAGCCTCTCCGGCTGCCGGCAGCAGGGAGATTGTGCGAACCGACGTATCTGCAGACGGACCCGATGGCGTGTTGCCGCCGGGCGAGGGTTTGATTTCCGGTGCCTTACCACTGATGAAGGCGGAGGTGCGCCCGGCTGCGTTCAGAATAGCGGTTGCCAGACGATCCGGAATAATGCTCCTGCGCGCCCATGAACTGAAATGTGTCGGGCGGTTTGATGATACCTGGTTTCCATTCGTTCTCGATGCCGCACCGTAATATCCTGATGCCGGAATATCCGGATCTTCTGCCGGCGCGTTAGTGGCGGTATTGACGCCGTTACCGTCTGTCATGAAGGGCACAAAATAAACGCCCTCACTCTCCCTGTTTTTATACCCGCCGTACACGGTGTCGTACTGGGTAGCGTATGTATTTTTCCAGTAATACGTCGTGTCACCACAAATCCACGGCACATCTGCAGCACTGCCACCATGGCACTGCGCGTTAAACACGGAGAGGTCAGCACGAAACTGTGTCAGCATGGCTGTAAACAGCGCAGGTTGCTGTGCGTGGGTGGCGGCGCTCATGTCAAACTCTCCCTGCATCCAGCACACCGCCAGCAACACATTTTTCGGGTTCTTCTGTAATGCAGCTTTAGTGCGCGCAATCAGGTCCTGATATAACGGTTTACCCACACCCCAGCGTGCCGAATCCTGGCTGGCCCCCGTGTCCGCACTGAATGTCCCCTCAGCGCCCTGGGTGAATGCAGAACCACCACGACAGCATGGTACCAGCAGGATCCCCGCGTTATTCGGGATATACGGAAGCAGTTTTTTGGCAATATGTAAGCCCTGGCCGACACAGCCGTACTGCCCTTTGCTCAGGTCTGCCTTCGGATGATTCAGCGTACTCATATCCTGCACATCATGCAGGCAGTGGTCGGCCGGAATAATATCGTTATATCTGCAGGCAGCCCCNGCATTGGACTGCCCGGCCAGTACGATGACGTAGTACCAATCCGGCTCAGTTGCACCACTGACCACCACATCACCTTCTGCTGCAATCGCCTGCATCAGGGTATAAGGGGTTATGGCCACCGGACTACCAAACGGCTGCCAGCCCTCTTTCAGTTTATGTGTCAGCTTTTCCGCAAGATCTGACGGCGACGCCGCCCTGACAACATCATAATGTTTAATCGACATCGAATTTCTCCCGTGTACAGGAACAGAGTTAAAAAGCCGGAACCGGAATCAAATTACAGGATGGCCATCTGCCAGTGGCTGGTCGTAAAAAAAGGCCACGCCATGCGCAGCCGGAAATAAAGGGATAACGATGATAGTTTGAGAAAAACAGAAACAACACTTTTGTGGCAAAGCATGGTGCCGGGTGCCTCCCGGTGAATTCAGTATCAGCACCTGAATCCGCGATTATCCCATATACCTGGTTGCTGATCGCCCCTCCGCACAGGGGGATTCACCATGCCAGTTTCTTTTAACAAACTCCCCGCAAACCAGACAACAGTCAACCGCCTGAATTGTGAGGTATTTAAAAATTTCAACGGGTAACTGATACCATGCTAATCGCCTGATGCTTTCTTTTTCAGCAACGGGAAAGCAACAACCACCACACCCGCCACCAGCACACCGTCAGCCAGCACTGACATTATCCGGCTGCTGAAGTCCACCATCACCACCAGAAACAGCAGGAGCGCAACCACAGCCAGACGCATTTTTACCGTCACAGATGATTCTCCAGACGAAGGCCCAGAACACCGGCAATCTCTTCCAGCACCTTGCGCTCTTCCGGCTCTATTTCGCCGTCTGCTTCGGCAATGGCCACCGCCACATCCAGCACGTCTTCCGCTTCACGCGTATCGTGTTTCACATCCTCGATCTCACGTAACGCCGCTCGACGACCAATTTTAAAGTTCGTATCCAGCTGACCGATAATGGTTGCGCTAATCGCATTAATTTCTGACGTAAACGCGGACAACGCAGGCTGGTTACGCAAGATCTGCTCGATCTTCGCTTTCTCTGAAGCCTCACATTCACCATCTGCATAGGCCACCAGATAGGCAGCATTAATAACCGCCTGTGCCAGATCGCGTTTCTCAAACTTTTTAATTTCAGTTGCTGCTCTGCGGGT